TCATTGTACCAGCACCACGACGATAAACATCTCGCACTTCAATTATTTCTTCTGGAAGATCGTACTCGCTCTGACCCTCGATTACTTGGAGGGAGATAAACGCTTCTTCCACTGCGTTTTCACTGCGTTGACGATATTTTTCAAACGACTTCCTGATAGCCAGATCCATATGGTCAGGATCTAATTCGACATCCACCATGTCACCGCCTAATCGAAGATATATTTCTCTGATAAGTTCGTCTTTTTTCGCCATGATGAAGTCCTTATATTGTATACTAATATTTATGCGATATTGCTTGACCAATTCCGCTTTGGATTTCATGCTACAAAGTAATTTGCCGTATACCGTAACAATTGCCGGATCTGTTTGCTGTCAGAAGGAAATGATTCTCTGTATCTTTGATAAGCCGGTAACGCATCAGCAAATTTCTCTGGATTCCGCAGAGTGACCTGTGGATGCTCGGTGTTGTCAGTAATCTCATGGGCTAAATCACTAGCATATGCCATCAACTCGTGGGGGTCCCGCAGATACATGCGCATGAGATCCCGATCTGTGCCGCCATTCTTCTTTTTTTCAACGCCTTTCATGTAGCCACTGCGGTAACCGTCCAGCACATCCCCGCCCATTCGGTCATACTGCCCCCAGTGAATAGTTTCATGTGCTAGCATCTGCATTAGTATTTTTTTGAATGTTTTCGGGCCATATACTGTTTCTAGATTCTTGGCATGTAAGAATACTCGTACACTCTTGCCTTCTTTAGCGTCCCAATCTGCTGCGGCGCTGACCCACTCATTTGGGTCTTTCCGTGGGTTATGGTCCGTGATAAAGTCGATGGGCAAATCGTCATAGTTGTTGCTATTCAGAATCTCCTCAAGTTCATCGATATCATCAACATCATTGTGCTGCTTCAAGAACTCCTGATATTCGGTTAAGCTGTCGTCAATGATTTCCTCAACTTGACCGAGGAAATCATTGTCTGGACTAATACGAGCCATGATAATATTACTTAAAGACTTTTAGGATGATAATGTCTTCATTCATTCTGCCATTCATCTTGGTCTCCGTGGTTGTCAGGAAGCCAAACAGGGTAGGTAGTTTGTGCTTAGTGACCTTCTTCCAGTTTGGTAATACCTCGTCTGGCTTACGGATTGTTTTCTGTAAACTGCGCTTCTCGTCAAAGAATTGTAGAGTGGTGCCTTTAACCTGGATCGTTTGATGATCCTCAGCATGATATACACCCAGCTTGCGATTTTTACAGTTGAATACTACAACAGTCGTCGCACCAACCACATCTGCTGGATTAACACTAGCGATACCATGTTCTGGATCACTTGGCTTAAACTTCATTTTCTTAACGATATCTGCTGCCGACTTTTGTTTTACCTTACGAGCAGGACGAGCCTGGTTCTTTTCAGCACGAAGAATCTCTGTTGCTTGAATAATCCGCTTGTGGAATTCATACAGTTCCTTCTGCTGTGCTTTGGTAAGATGATTGTAGCCTTCGACCAACTGCTCTTCCATGTCAGTCAAGTTTTTCTTAGGAAGATTGAACAATTCTTCTAGTTCATTCACCTGTCCCTGGTACCACTTAACGATCCAGCGAACATGTCCTAGATTGATTTCGTTTTTGCGAAAACAGTCAAGAGGCATTTTGTCCTTGAGTGAATTTGCTTTTGGATTACGAATAAAATCGTCAATCCATTCATCAAGTTCTCCAGTTTTTTCTTCTGCTGCTTCCATTAACCGTTCTTGGATATTGGGAACATAAACGTTTTTCTTCTTGTCAGTTGATTTTGCCGCTACGACAGTCTTACTTTCGACAATCAAAGTCTCAATGTATTTGGATAATCCAGCGACATAGCCATCTGGAATAATGCTATCGTGCTCGTTGTCAAGCAACCAAGCAGTAGTTGCCCAGTGACTATACGTAGTTAGTTTCCAGCTTGGCAATTTGCTGACAGCAGTCAGAGTCTCTTTGCCATAATTCTTACTAATGTGACCTGCTAGTACGGTTCCCCACTCACGGCTTTCTACCATATAGTGAACATAATATTTGACAGTGTCCCAGCCTTTCTTGATGGGCATTGCCGACATTCCAGTTGTGCGGCGAGTCGCCCGAACTGTTTTCTTCTTCGGCTTAGCCGCTACTGATTTCTTAACTGCCATCTGATTCTCTTTCTCTGTTGCTATACATGTATTATACACCAAGGTATCTTGGTTGTCAAGCTTTATTACATAAGTTCTGGAAACATTTGCTTAACATGGTTTCTTACAATAATACTCGTGTGGTCATCTGCCGAAGGCACTTTTTCTAGAGGAGCCTCAACACCGTATGTGTAAATCTCTCCTTTAGCTACCTGTAGCAGTTGACGCTTGTTAAGCTTTTGCATTGAGTCCACAGTAATAACCTCGTTCATGACTGCGCTAACTATATAGTTAGACACATCAACGTGGGACATTGGGACATGGATTTTAGCGTTGATTCGTTTTACGCCATCTTCGTATAATTGGGCTCTCATTTGATTCTCTTTACCTATGTTTAAGACTGTTTGTTGTTACTTACTCACTTAGCATAGCAGTAAGGTGCCTTATTGTCAAGTAAAAAATTACTTTTTTTTAATTTTTATTTAACGATAAATATTAATATGTACGAGGAATAATAAATGCCACGCTTGACACTCTGGAAGCCCACAAAAACTAACGACTTTAACTTTATGGATCGAACGATTCGTGAGCAGTTTAGTATTGGAGGCACGGGCGTAAATATTCACAAATATGTCGGTCCAGCAGCACAATCTGACCAAAACGATCCTACTCAACCAACATACTACGACGGAAGAGAAGTTGATCCATTAACGGGCGAGTTTACCAACACAGATGGCATTATCAACGAAACAAATATTCAAGATTTGCTGTTCTTAGAAAATAGAGACCGCAAGTATGATCCAGATATCTATGATATGCGTGGTATATACAATGTACAAGATAATGACTTTGACCTATCACAGTTTGGTATGTTTATGTCTAACGACCAGTTTTATATGACTTTTCATATCAATGAGATGGTAGAAATCATAGGAAGAAAGCTCCTAGCAGGCGATGTTCTAGAGTTACCACATTTACGTGACGATTTAATGCTTGATGCCGGAGCAACTCCAATCAAGAAATATTATGTAGTCGCCGATGCTAGCCGTGGTGCTGAAGGATTTAGTCAAACCTGGTACTCACACATCTGGCGTGTAAAACTACAACCGATTAGTGATAGCCAAGAATACTATGATATCCTGGGTAATGCTAACAATACCGAATCACTTAAAAATGATCTAAGTACATATAAGAGCGAGTTCAACATCAGTGACGCTATCGTTGCTAGTGCGGCACAAGAGGATCCAGACGGCACCATGCTAACCGATCATTTGTATGATTATAATCACGCAACCTCCGGCGGCACGAAAAACGATACAGGCACATGGGATTACGGTGAAGCTATTCCGAGCGGCAGTGAATTTCCATCTGAACCAAATGAGGGTGATCATTTCATCCGTACTGATTTTGAACCAAATAGATTGTTTGCCCGACGTGGATCACGCTGGCATAGACTGTATGATAATGTTGCTGACAAAACATGGAGCGACAGAACATACAATGCTAGTACATACGTCTTCAATGAAGAAAATACTACTGTCGTAAATAATCAAGAATTTGACGAAAAACAAGCGATTAGTGATGTAATACTTCCTAAAGCAGATAACACAGGATAAAGATAACAAATGGCGAATAATATCACCACCGTACCGTACTTTTACGACAAGCAATTTAGGCGCTATATTCAACAATTTATGCGATTGTTTTCTGGCTTTCAATTTCTAATCAGTACTGATAATGACGGCAATCCAATATACCAAACTGTTCCTGTTCGCTACGGCGACACATCAAGAATGGCTAATCATATTCTCAAGCAAAACAGCGAGAATAAAGTCCTGACTGTTCCTATGATTAGTTGCTATATTACCAATCTAGCACAAGATTCAGAATGGAGAACATTCCCGCAGCACGAAGATAAAACTACGGTATACGAAAAGAAATTCAATGATGAAACAAAAGAGTACGAAAACGAAGTTGGCGATAGTTACACAGTAACAAGACATCAGCCTGTTCCGTATCGTTTACAAATGAATTGTGATATCTGGACAAGTAATACTGAACAAAAGTTACAAATATTAGAACAGATTTTGGTGTTGTTTAACCCAAGTGTCAATATTCATACTAACAACAACAGTCTTGACTGGAGTACACTTAGTTATGTTGAGTTAATGCAAGTTCTATGGACCAACAGAGCTATTCCACAAGGTGTAGATGATATAATCGATATTGCCAGTTTACAATTTCAAATGCCAATACTGGTTAATCCTCCTGCTAAAGTCCAGAAGAACACACTTATTCAAACTATTATTAATAATATTCATGCCGTGGATACAGGCACCGCCGACGATTTCAGTGTGGATGATTTATCTAATGTAAATTATGCGACATACCAGATTATTACTCTTGGCAATTATAAAATGAGAATTGTCACCGATAATGCTGATAACACCACGGCTGAGATTTTAAATAGTGCCGGTGGATCAACTGACGATACAGGCAATCCATTAACATGGAGCCATGTATTAGCCAATTATGGCGAATTTAGACCAAATCTTAGCCAAATAAGACTGCGCAAAACTACTGATCCAGGAGATATCTCAACAGATATTATTGGAACATTAGATACTCATCTAACCAACGGTGCCTTATTGAATGTCACGATTGATACTGATACCTTGCCAGGAAATACTCAAAATCCTATTACCACAATCGTTGATCCGCAGAATGGCACTGACTGGGCTGTAATAACAGGCGCAGCGGTCACAGGTTCTAGATATCTATTATTAGGAGATATTCCAGTTGGTCAAGCAGGATATCCAGCAGTCACCAATGACATTGTTGAATATAATGGTGCCACATGGTCCACAACGTTTGATGCCAGTGTAAATTCGGAAAGTGTTCACTATACAACCAATCTGACTACGCTAGACAAACTAAAATGGACAGGCGAACAATGGATAAATGCTTATGAGGGCACATATAACGCTGGCTATTGGAGAGTATACCTATAATGTTAATCGCAAGCGGCTGCTGTTTCTTGGCACTCGATACTGGACGAATAATGCTACAACAACGAAGCGAAACCGTAAGCCATCCGCTTACATGGAGTTTTTGGGGAGGCAAGGCAGAAAAACGTGAACGACCAATCGAAACATTATTGCGTGAATGTAGAGAAGAAATAGGTCCACTGCCAGATATTGAAAAGATTTATCCAATTCATACGTTTCTAAGTGAGGATAATAATTTCACATATCATACGTTTTGTGTTACCGTCTTTGAAGAATTTATTCCAGTGACCAACAACGAAACAGCCGGATACGCATGGACTAAGATGGGCGCATGGCCCAATCCTTTACACAGAGGAGCAAAAATAGTACTGCGTAAGCCAGATATGACCGACAAGATTAAAACAATCTGGGAAAGTAAGCGGAACCAACTTGATTTGCCAAACTGGCTAGATAGTTTCTAGGTCGACGACTTATTGTAATGTTTAATAATCGTTTTGTCAGAAATATCAGATATTCCATAAGTTTTTTGTATCATCTTATCTCTTATTGATTTCTGATTTTCAGTTAGAACAACTCTGGCAGGCTGTCTTTTAACAAATTTTTCTCTCATATAATCAAAATCTAAGCAGTTAGATAATGTAATATCATTATCGTCTTGTAAATCCATGGTAGCAGTCACACTTCCATCATATACATATTCATACAATCTAGAATTTTCAGTCTGATTTTTGCTGATTAGATCAGATATAATTTTATTTTTTAATTTATTGTTTTTAGTAAAAATATTTTGATGTAATACGTATGTCAACTGATAAGCAGAAGTCCATGACTTTTCCGGTGTGATTATATCATTAATCTCTCCAATAGATTCTCCACTGTAATGAACTACATCACAATCTAATAATTTATTGAGCGATCTGATATTGCTGGGGACCAACATTGCTGAGAAATTATAAATTTCATGATCAGTCGACCGCCGAGTAGATGGAAAAATCATCATCTCGTTATTATTTAAAATAGTATCTACATGAGTTAATATATCTTCTGTCAAATTCATCGATATATCGATCAAGAAGTAATGAGATTCTGATTCATTTATTTCGTATAATACCTCATCCAAGTTGTTTTTATTTTTAATCAGATTTACACTAGAATATTGTTCCTGATAGCGGCGAAATTTCATATCAGGATATGTTTTACCAAAAGAATAAAAATATATAGGATATGATGAACTTCTGCCGTAACTGGATATAATATTCTGCCGGACGATGTCGCCACGACGACTCACGTCCGTTGGTACTAGTAACACACTAGTCCAACTTTTAGGACGATTATTTTTCTTACTACATCGTGGAAAACTATGAATATTATGAAATTGTTCTCTTGGTGGGCGCCAGTTCCAGTTAAATGTATCTGATAAATTATTCTTATCATCTACCAACCATACATGAGTTGATTTGTCAGCATATTGGTCTACTACCGACAAGTCTGACATATCAGATGTCCGCACAATAGGAAACGTGTTGGCTCCTAGTTTTCTTTTAGTTAATTCAAACATTATATCATATCCATTTTACATGCTATCGCTCCAATATGAGCACAGCGATTGCTTAAACTTGCGTCAACATATATATTATATCCAGCAGATGTAAGCTGTTGACAAAAGTAAATATCTTCTCCGACGTAACTATTATACTCGTCGCTCCATTCGAATTTGAAGTAGGGAGTATCAATATTTTCAAAAATATCAGCTTTTATTAGTGAGATACCAAGGCCAACAGCAGCTACCGTATGTAAGCCTTCGGTTTTTTCAAGTGTGTTCTCATACGTATCTGTTTCTAAGAAAGCAACACTACGATATGGCTGTGTTCTTGTACTGTAGTTACAGGCTACCATATCCTGGTCGTGCTTTAGTAATTCATGAACTATATTAGCAGGAAATACCATATCACTGTCTAAAAATAAAATATGAGAACATTGTCTATCCAACGCAATCTGAACAAGAGTAATTCTTTGTTGAGGCAGGATACTGCCTTCTTCAAAAAATAATTCATATTCTGTATTGGTAGACGCCAATCGTGCTGTCAGTTGGCTTAAACAATAAGCAAATCTATTACTGACGGAATCACGGGTAGGAACGCATACCCCTACCTTCATTTCATCATGTCAATGGGCACTATATCTGCTGAGTTTACGCTCTTTTCCGCGTCTTGTACTACTAGGTTTAGTTCGGTTGCCAGAATAGTAGTGTCACGTACACAAGCGACAAAGTGCTTATCATCCAAGCAACTAACCCGCATTAGGGTTTCTGGATCTAATTTACCAATAGTAAGTAATTCAATTGCACTTTGTTTCGCTAAGCGCTTTGCCCAATATTCAAGTTCTACTTCTTCATTAGCAAATGACAATTGGTCACTTGAATGCTTCATTTCAATATCGTGCTTTACTGATTTTAGCATAGCGATCAGTTTACGATCACGATTCCAAAATGTCTTGCGTTTTTCATTGTAAATGTCTTCTTGGATTTGTGTATACTTGCCGGCAGGTGTAGGCAATCTGCCCAATGTAAATTGAACATATTCAAACTTCGTCATTATTTTCTCCTATGAGTTTATGGTTGTCCGCCAAAGCTGGCACTGATGCTAACAGGCTGTCCAATAGTAATACTCAATTCTGCGAATCCTAAGTTTGCCAGTGTGCGTTGCGTGCCACTGGTGTACCCATAATGGATTTGTATTTGGTTTATACTGAGTAAACTGCCTGTTGCTGGTAGTGCCATTCTTTGTCCTAGTTATTAGTTATATTATACTATATTTATTTAGCGTTGTCAAGATATTAATTATCTAATCTTCGTTTTAATTCGTCGATTTCTGCTTTTAGTTCCTTGATTGCCTCAATCATCACACCGTGAAGTTGGTCATAGTTTACTGTTTTGTATTTTGTATCATCGTCATCACCATTAATCAACGGCAAGGTAGACTCTTTAATAGCACTTGGAAGAACCATCTCTACTTCCTGAGCGATAACACCAGCAGATTTACGACCGTCGTGAGTATATGTAAATGTATAACCGTTTAGTTGTGATATTTTATCTAACGCATTATCAATCTTAACAATATCTGACTTCATGCGAATATCCGATACAGTAGCAGAATATGCTGTTACATCGCCATCAACGTGTAAATCTCCTGCGTCTGTTAGTCTCATTTCTTCAAGAGTAGCTGTATACCAGCGAATACCAATATCAGCATCATAGAAAGTATAGTCGTTGCTATTTCCTTGAGTCACATCGACATTACCAAAACGACTGTCTGGTGACAAAGACACGCCGCCGGCGTCAGCAGTTATGCCAGTACCACCCACGACACTGAATACAGTACCAACTTGAGTAATGCCAGTACCATCGGAGTATGTAGTGTTAGTATCTGTCGGAGTAGCCCAAGTAAAGGAACCATCACCATCTGCACGGAGAAATTGTGCGGTTGTACCATTTCCAACGACATTTAGCTGAGAAGCAGTCACACCGTTCGCTGTCAAAGACACGCCGCCGGCGTCAGCAGTTATGCCAGTACCACCCACGACACTGAATACAGTACCAACTTGAGTAATGCCAGTACCATCGGAGTATGTAGTGTTAGTGTCTGTCCAAGGAACGTTAACCATGGCTTGATTAGCCGCGTTTAGTTGAAGCCCATAAGTTCTGCTTGCTGTTGCTGTAACGGCATTAGGAGCAGTTGCCTGGTCTGTAGTGCTGAATAGCTCAATACCACCACGCACGGTGCTGGTTGCTAACGGCAAGGAGTAGTTGTTAGCGTCAGTCGCACCAGTGTAACCGAGGTTAGCAAGAGTTAATGTTCTAGTAGCTACTGTGGCATTCGCATCAGTAACATGTCCTAGTGTGTCTGTTGTAATATTTAAATCTAAATCACTGATAACAGTAGCACCAGATAATGGACCTGTATCAATAGCAGCATCATCGCCCGGATGAGTTGGGTGTGTATAAACTGTGTTTGTATCTACTGACGAAATAGTGCCGTTAGCGGCAATAGTTACATTTGTACCGGCAGTTAGCGCAGCGACTACATTAGTAGTATCTGTTACATCAGCAAGTGCTTCGATACCATCTAGCTTTGTATTATCAGCAGTAGTGAAGTTTACTTGTGTTAATCCGCCGTCACCTACAGAATATGTTGTGTTTGTGTCTACTGACGAAATAGTGCCGTTAGCGGCAATAGTTACATTTGTACCGCCAGTTAGCGCAGCGACTACATTAGTAGTATCTGTTACATCTGCGCCTGCTTCGATACCATCTAGCTTTGAATTATCAGCAGTAGTGAAGTTTATTTGTGTTAATCCGCCGTCACCTACAGAATATGTTGTGTTTGTATCTACTGACGAAATAGTGCCGTTAGCGGCAATAGTTACATTCGTGCCACCAGTCAATGAGGCTACTACATTAGTAGTATCTGTTACATCTGCGCCTGCTTCGATACCATCTAGCTTTGAATTATCAGCAGTAGTGAAGTTTATTTGTGTTAATCCGCCGTCACCTACAGAATATGTTGTGTTTGTATAGTTGCCTGCGTTGATATCAGATGCGTTATTCAGAGTCCAATCGATATGTTCATTAGCTACGAAGCCAGATAATGTGTCGTGGTTAAGGGTAACAACACCCGTAGCTCCGTCAACAGAAGTAACCGCGTCTGTGGGAGTGGCCAATAATGTGAAATCATTCATATTATTCGCTGTGCCGCCGTTATGCATATACGTTTTAAGTTCATCTGAACGAACTACAACATCGCCCTCCTGTGTGTCTAAGGCAAGCATAGCTACCTGGCTACTAGCAGTCTGGACCGAAGTCAACGCGGTTGCTGGAAGGTTTGTCAAGTGAATAGTGCCTGCGCTCGAAGCAGCCCAGTTAACATGTTCAGCCGCCACAAAGCCAGTTAAATCATCATGGTCGAAGTCACCAGATACATACGTAGTGTTAGTATCTACTGACGAAATAGTGCCGTTAGCGGCAATAGTTACATTTGTACCACCAGTTAGCGCGGCAACCACATTAGTGGTATCTGTGACATCAGCACTTGCTTCAATTCCGCCTAGTTTAGTAAACTGAGCATCTGTAAATGCGCTTGTTTCTGCCTCATAAGCAGCCTTGATTTCTGCGCCTGTCTGGTCTGCCGTCGCAGCGGTTTCAATTCCGCCTAGTTTAGTAAACTGAGCATCAGTAAATGCGCTTGTTTCTGCCTCGTAGGCAGCTTTGATTTCAGCGCCTGTCTGGTCTGCTGTCGCAGCGGTTTCAATTCCGCCTAGTTTAGTAAACTGAGCATCAGTAAATGCGCTTGTTTCTGCCTCATAAGCAGCCTTGATTTCTGCGCCTGTCTGGTCTGCTGTCGCACTTGCTTCGATACCATCTAGCTTTGTATTATCAGCAGTAGTGAAGTTTACTTGTGTTAATCCGCCATCGCCGACAGAGTATGTGGTATTAGTATCTACTGACGAAATAGTGCCATTGGCAGCAATAGTTACATTTGTACCGCCAGTTAGCGCAGCGACTACATTAGTAGTATCAGTGACATCAGCACTTGCTTCGATACCGCCTAGTTTAGTAAACTGAGCGTCGGTGAATGCGCTTGTTTCTGCTTCATAGGCAGCCTTGATTTCAGCGCCTGTCTGGTCTGCTGTCGCACTTGCTTCAATTCCGTCCAACTTAGTAAACTGAGCATCTGTAAAGGCACTTGTTTCTGCCTCGTAAGCTGCCTTGATTTCAGCGCCTGTCTGGTCTGCTGTGGCGGCTGCTTCGATACCGCCTAGTTTAGTAAACTGAGCGTCGGTGAATGCGCTTGTCTCTGCTTCATAGGCAGCCTTGATTTCAGCGCCTGTTTGGTCTGCTGTGGCGGCTGCTTCAATGCCATCTAGTTTAGTCTTGTCAGTGCCCGTTAATAGACCAGCTAGTGATATAGTTGCTGCTGGCAACGTGGCGTTTGTTCCATCGGATGATGTAACTGTACCGTTCGATGCTGCTGTTGTGTAGCCAAGATTAGTGCTTACATTTGTTTCTTTTAGAGTATTTGCGGCGAGTTCATCGAACATCTCGTCTGTCATAACACCCCAGGCACTCGTGGTGGCGGCTGGCAATGCGGTGTTTGTGCCTGTTGAACTTTCTACTGTGAGAGAAGTGCCATTTGCTGTATTGCTAAGATTAGTTCCATCAGCACTGACCGGAGCATTGATAACGTTAGTCCAGTCAACCTTCGCATCTATTTCGCCAGTTGTGCCAGTGAATACTTCGCCCGTATTTGTTGCGTCTGGAATAAATGTAAACTTGCCAGTACTGTCGTCAAGTCCGAAGAAGCCAACTTTAGCAGTCGTGTCAAAGTAGTTGAACTCAATGCCGCGGTCTTTGTTGTCGTCAGTAGACGGAGCAGTATCGCCACCTAGTGTAAATGTTGGATCGTCAATCGTAACTGTTGTACTATTAACAGTGGTGGTTTCACCATTAATGAGTAAGTTGCCGCCAACAGTAAGGTCATTGCCAATTATTAAGTTATTAGTGCTTGGATTATAAGTCAAACCAGCATCTACTCGTCCTGCTTGAGCACCAGTTGTGTTAGGAACAAATGTGATGTATTGAGTCGCGTCCGTCGCATTTGCGGTGATGGATTGTAGTGTGTCAGTGTTTGTATCAGTTGATGAGATAGTGCCGTTAGCGGCAATAGTTACATTTGTACCGCCAGTTAGCGCAGCGACTACATTAGTGGTATCTGTTACATCAGCACTTGCTTCAATTCCGCCTAGTTTAGTAAACTGAGCATCAGTAAATGCGCTTGTTTCTGCCTCGTAGGCAGCTTTGATTTCAGCGCCAGTTTGGTCTGCGGTAGCAAGTGCTTCGATACCATCTAGCTTTGTATTATCAGCAGTAGTGAAGTTTACTTGTGTTAATCCGCCATCGCCGACAGAGTATGTGGTATTAGTATCGGTTGACGAAATAGTGCCGTTAGCGGCAATAGTTACATTTGTACCGCCAGTTAGCGCAGCGACTACATTAGTGGTATCTGTTACATCTGCGCCTGCTTCAATTCCGTCCAACTTAGTAAACTGAGCATCAGTAAATGCGCTTGTCTCTGCTTCATAGGCAGCCTTGATTTCAGCGCCTGTTTGGTCTGCTGTCGCAGCGGTTTCAATTCCGTCCAACTTAGTA